CCACGACCCAATTGCAACAGGTCGGTGTCAACTTGCTTAGCCAAAGCGTAGCCAGCGTCACCAGTGTAGAATTTACGCAGTGATGCCAAAGCCTGAACTTCGGTGATGTCTTCGATCAAGCGGCTATATTCATAGTGCTTGTTAACCAACACTTGGACTTCTGACTCAGTGGCAGCTTGCAACGTAACTTGGTTAGAAGCAGCTTTCAAAGAGGCAGCGCCACGAGTGGGCTTAGGGATGTGCAATGTGTCGCCCTTTTTGCCCTTGAAGGACATCTTAGAGACGAGGTTTGCCATAACGAGGTTTTGTTTGTAGGCTGCGATGATTTCGTCAGACCACAATTCAGGGATAAACGTTGCACCAGTTGTATTGGTGACGTGATTAGTTCCGAGTGCCATTATAAATTACCTTTCAGAATGATTATTTAACACGACCCTCCGCATATGCCTGCATAATTTCTGGAGCAAGCTGTTCGTAGCGGTCAGGGTTTTTACGCATGAGTTCGATGATGTCGGCTCTGCGATAGGTTTTCTTACTTGCAGTTTCACCGCTACCCTTGGATGACCCAGTGGATGCGTTTTTAACTGCTTGCTTACGCTGTACTTGTTCGACTGCCTTTGTCTGGTTGACCACTTGAGTTCGTTCTTTCCAAGTGGTGAGCAACTCATGCGCTGCGTCAAAGTCGTAGTTGCGGTCAGCTCGACTAAATAGCTCTTGACGTACCTTACTTTTGTTAACCCATTCAGCGAAGCTACCGTCATTGACGACTTCAGTAAAATCAGGGTGAGCAGATTTCAGGTTGGCTAACGCTTCAGCCTTCCTCATTTGTGCCGACAGCTCTTCCGCTTGTCGCACCTTCGGATGCTTTTCGATAGCTCTTGCAATAGCTTTGTCGGGGTCGGTAAAGAAATCTACCTCTTCCTCGACTTCTGGGGCTTGTTGTTGTTTTGTGACGGTTTGGGCTTTTACAAAGTCATCTACAATTCGTCGAAGTTCCCCGACTTCACTCCCTTGCTTGCCGATTGCGCGTTCGGCTTCTTGATGCATACGAACAATGTCTTTAACAGACTTGCCTTTATACTTATCAGGAATGTCATCTTCGTTGTCTTGTTGCTCAGGCTCCTCTGTGGGGTTATCCTGTTCTTGTTCATCCTCGATAGATGAAAACTCTTCTTCGTCTTGTGGCTCTTCGTAGCCTTCGTCAATGAATGTTGCCATTAAACTCTCCGTGCTAATAAGCATTGTGGAATATAATTATGTGCTTATGCCTATTCGGCGGCACTCTTTCTTTCCTGCGCCATCTTCTCGTTTCGCTTGCGTTCCCATTGCATCGCTGCTCCGGGAAAGTCTCCGGTCACGCCCTCAAGTTTGACCATCGGCTTGCTAACAATACGAATAGCAGGTTGACCACACACCTTACAATTGGTTGTTCTTAATTCAGAATCAATGTAAGCATCTGTGAGGTGGTCATCTCCGCAGATAAACTCATAGATACGCTTAGGCATTCACTTCCCTCTCAAAGTCCTCGTAGCTGTTTTTGATCGCTGACTCGTAAGAGAGAACTCGCTGTACCGCTTCTATTTGTCCTCTACGGAACCAGAATTGCTTTTCATCTGGGATGGTAGTAATATCCTGAAGAATTTCCATATTGTCGGAGATGTCTTCGATATATTGCTTCCACCCTTTTGAGGAAAACAAATCTAGTAATGTTTCGTAATAATCTTGTAACTCTTTGTCCATCTCTTTATCCTTTCATATCGTGGAGAGATGTTGCTATTATACCACACTTTTACAATTTTGTCAAGTGTTATTGCTTCCTATTTTGCATCTGCATCACTGCAATGCGCTCGTTACTCTTGATGTCTGCTTCCTTCAGCATGAGATCGGCAATCTTTGCACGCTTCTCAAACTCTGCATCATCAGCATTTCCAGCTTGTAGGTTGGTAGAGATAGCTGCTGCCATCTTAGCCTTAACCACTTCTGGCTCCAACTGAGCTTCGATTGAATACTTCTGAGCACGAGCCTGTGCTTCCATCGTCTGCGCCTGAACCAATTGCAACTGCGCCTGAGCAAGGGCAAGTTGTAACTGTTGTTGCTGCTGAGCGGCTTGTTGTGCTGCGGGGTCAGGCTGAGAAACCTGAGCCAACTGAGCCATAAGCTCTTCACGATTAGCCAGACCCATGTTGTCAATAACCGCAGATACCAACATTGGGTACATGGGGCTATTCTGACCAAGGGTTTGTAGCAACTGAACCAATTGTGTTACCTCATACTCACGGGCAATAACACCCAAAGAGGAAGAAGGCACAAACTTGTAATCTGAGACAGGATAGTTGTCTGGGTCAAACTGCATATAACGCCACGCAGTCTTCTCAATCATAGGAATGAGAAAACTCTCTTGGAAGTTAATCAATGTACGCTTGTGGCGTTTGATGATTGCTCCCATTGACATACTTACAGCACCAGCAGCAGCCTCGCCATTGATTGAGCCGGGGATACCAGCAGCGTCAATAGCACCTGTCGCCATCTGAACCATCTTTTGTAGTTCACCAGCTTGAGCAAAGGTAACTTGGTCTAAGTTGCCGAACTTAAACGGTTGTAAAATTTCAGAAGGGTTGCCATTGGTAAGGATTGTCTTACCCGGACGTACCTCTAGTTTTGCTCCCCTAGGCATACGAGAAGCATCCATAGCCATCATGGGGTGTACGGTGAGTGCTAGAGCATCAATACGAGCACGTAGCTCAGCATCTAGCGCTTTCTGGCTGTTATAACCCTTCTCGCAGATACCACGACCCCAGAAGCGACCCGGAACCACATCCCAAGGGAACGCGACTACTGGACGGTCTTGCATCATGTAGGGGTTTTCTTCGATTTTCAACAGGGTTTCGCCATTGGCAATAACCATGATGACTTCGACGTACCCTTCTTCGTCACTCTTGTCTTCTTCTGAGCCAATCTCTTCAGCAAGCTCGTCCTCTTCAGTCTCCATCATTGCATCGACGTAGAGGTGACGAGGAACTAGACCGTAGTATTTGGTTAGTCGGACTTTATCCTCATCAAACGTTGATAGCTCTTTGTCAGCTTCAATGTCTGTGTCAGTAGAGGCAGACTCAATATCAACATCACGATAGATACCACTTTCAATCCCCATTTCAACTTGGTGTTTAGGAACAAACTCGTCAATTGCAACGCCTAGCGCTTCTTCGATAGAGGAAGCAACAGGGTCAATTAGAAAGTTCTGAGGCAGGATAGGTCGTAGCTTGACAACCACACGGTCTTCGATGTTAACACCAACCGCTTGCATCGCTCCATCCATGATTGGCTGAGTAGCAGGCTTCATTTCCTTGATCTCTTCAAGGACAAGTTCGCCAATACCAGTACCAAACACAGAAGCATTCAAGATACACTCAGCAACAGCCTTACGTGTCTTGGTGAATTGGAAGTCTTCAGTCAGTTGTTCGCGCAAGAAGGCGATGTCCTGCTTGTCTTGGTCTTTGCGGTCGTCACGAATGTCAAACCACTTACCACGACCGAAGGTAGCTTCCTCAACCTCAGCCACTGAACTCTCAACGGCTTGTTGGAGGGCAGGAGAAATCAGTCGAGAACGCTCACTTTCACGAGTCTTGTCCTCCGCTGACCAAATACCACGCCATAGACGGTAGTACTCGTCAAACTTTTCTTCGTAGTTTGCACTGTAGTGGTCGCGCCATTGCTCCACCTTGTCCATAACCCACGACTCGACCTTTTGGTCTGTAAATTTATCGTAATCGTCCATGTTAATATCCTGATACTGTGTCTAAATACTCGTACTCTTCTTCCTCGTAGTCCAAAACATAAGAAACTTTTGCAAGTTGCTCAATGTAGGAGAGCGAGTCAGGTAAGTCGTCGTGTACTAAACTGTTTGGAAATTGAAAAAGCTGGTCTAGGAACTCTGCGTTCCAGTCGCCTTTGTTAAGTTTTACGTATCCATTCTCAAAACGCCCTTGCAGCGCCCATACGATACGATCTGTTTTCTTTTTATTACCGTGAGAAAGCTCATCCACCCTGAAGAATGTCTGAGTTCTCTTCATAATGTCGCTTAGGTAGGGCATAACAGCTTGTCTAGCGATACCTTTCTCGATACCGACTGCCACAGGCTCATACTTTTTAACAGCATCGAAGATTTTCTTTGCTGTTTCCTTGACATCCCACCTACCGTAGATGATTTCTGCGACCCACCAACCCTTGTCGTTGGCTTTAACTATGGAAATCGCAGTGCTATCCAATCTTTTATTCTTAACACCAATTGATCCTTCAGCTTCAAAACCAGCAAGGTCAACTGCGATATAAAAGTCTCCATCATCAGGCTCATCCTCATCAAATTTTATCCACTCTTCTTTGAATAATGCACCGCCTCCAGCTTCGAATGAAGCCATAAATTCCTGCCGGAAAGCGAATGAGGACATACTCTTCTTAGCTGCCTCAATTTCTTTAGGGTCAAGTAGCGGATTGTCAAATGAAGTGAAGTGAAAAGACTTGAAAGTGTCATCTTCACCTTTGTTGCCATATTGAAATAACTCATAGAAGTGGTTACGACCCATTGGCGTACCAATAAACATTGCCCGACCTTTTAAGTCAGCTAGTGCAGGGCGTAAGATTTGCTCCCACACCTCTGGTTTCATGTCTGCATACTCATCCAGAACAAGAAACTTAAGACTAACACCACGCATAGTCTCGGGTCTGTCAGCCCCCTTGAGGCTAATTGTCGCCCCATTGACCAACTTAATCTGCAAGTTGTTAATATGGCTACCTGTAATGACAGAATGCCCAACCTCCAGAATAGTTTGCCACATGATGTCACGAGCTTGACCTTGTGTAGGAGCGACATAAAATACATGACCTCTCTGGCTTTGCAACGCTTCCACTATTAGTCGATATGCGGCAAGCCTACTTTTTCCTGTTCGTCGTCCAGCAGCTACAACGTGAAAGCGAGTGGTGTCAGCCCAAACT